GATGTACACGGAGCATGGACATGTTAGAGAAGGAAATAGAACAAAAATTAGTATCCGAGGTAAGCAGGCGAGGGGGGCTTTGCCTGAAGTTTACTTCTCCAGGGAGGGCAGGGGTTCCCGACAGGATAGTTTTGTACAAGGGATGCTGCCGGTTCGTGGAGCTGAAGGCGCCAGGTAAGAAGCCGAGGCCTCTGCAGCTGGTGGTTTTTCATCAGCTGGTGAGCCAGGGCTTCGGGGTGGATGTGGTAGATGGTGAGGAAAGCCTGAAGCGGTTTATGGAGAGCTTGGACAGGGAGGTTGGACAGTGAGGTTTGTACCGCATGAGTACCAGAGGAAGGCCATAGGGAGACTGCTGGAGTATGACCATTACGGGCTGTTTCTGGATATGGGGCTGGGCAAGACGATTATTACCCTGACTGCCATCGAGCAGCTGCTGTATGACCGGCTGGAGGTCAGGAAGGTTTTGATTGTAGCGCCACGGACGGTGGCGGAGTCTACCTGGCAGAACGAGGCAGCCAAGTGGGACCATCTGAAGCAGCTGAGTTTTTCTACGGTGCTGGGCAGTGCCAAGGAAAGGGCGAGGGCCCTGCAGGCGGAGGCGGATTGTTATGTTATCAACCGGGAGAATGTAGAGTGGCTGTGTGATTACTATTGTTATGACCTGCCCTTTGACATGCTGGTGGTGGATGAGTCGTCAAGCTTTAAGAATCCCCAGGCGAAGAGGTTTAAGGCACTGAAGAAGATACCTTTTCAAAGGGTGGTTATTCTGACAGGCACACCGGCACCAAATACGCTGATGGACCTGTGGGCGCAGATTTATCTGCTGGATAAGGGGAGACGGCTGGGGAAGACCATTACCGAGTACCGCCATACCTGGTTTATACCGGATAAGTTCAGCGGGCATATCGTCTACAGCTACAAGCTGCAGAAGGGAGCGGAGCGGGATATCTACCGCAGGGTGGCTACCTGCTGCATGAGCCTGAAGGCGGCGGATTATCTGAAGCTGCCGGAGCGGATTGACAATGTGGTGAAGGTGAAGCTGACGGAGGAGGCGCGGGATAGCTACCAGACGATGCTGAAGGACCTGACGCTGACGGTGGATATGGAGCGCATCACGGCTGTGACCGCGGCGGCGCTGAGCAACAAGCTGCTGCAGATGGCGAACGGGGCTGTGTATGATGACGAGCACGGGGTGCAGGTGCTGCATGACTGCAAGCTGAACGCCCTGAAGGAGATTATTGAGGCTAATGCAGGGAAGCCGGTGCTGGTGTTTTATGCCTACAAGCACGACCTGGCGGAGCTGCAGAGGGCCTTCAAGAGGACAAGAGTGCTGAGCGGGGCGGAGGCTATGGATGAGTGGAACGCGGGGAGGATTCCCCTGCTGCTGGCGCATCCTGCCTCCACGGCCTACGGGCTGAACCTGCAGGCGGGAGGAAATATTATTGTGTGGTATGGCCTGACCTGGAGTCTGGAGCTGTACCAGCAGGCGAATGCGAGGCTGCACAGACAGGGGCAGGACAAGCCGGTAATTGTCCACCACCTGGTGGCCGAGGATACGATGGATGAGAACGTGATGCTGGCGCTGAGGACAAAGTGCGCAGGGCAGGACGCGTTGTTGGAGGCCGTGAAGGAGCGGCTGAAAGGATGAGAGCATAATGGGTTTTCTGAGAAAGAGGAAAAGAGCGGAGAAGGGCGTGCAGGCTGCGGTGGCTTCCATGATGACCGGTCAGGACATGATGATGGCACAGGGATTTTTTGAGGCAAAGATGATGGTTGAGAAGTGCCGGGCGGATGCGATGCTGCAGCATGCCATACCCAGAGTAAGCGAGGATATGCAGGCGCATTACCAGCGTGAGGTGGACCGCATCAAGGCTGACTATGAGCGCCAGGCTAAAGAGCAGACGATGGCCTATGAGGACAGGTGCCGCAGGGAGTATGACGAGCGGGTGAAGATACCAAAGGCGCAGCTAAAGCGCGAGGTGATAGGCGACATTATGATTATGGCTATGTGGGTGCTGCAGAATAAGCTGGGTTTTGACCGGGAGCAGATGCACCATTTCCTGCACCAGCTTTTCCTGCTGGAGGCGGATATGCAGGAGCCTAAGCTTGGACCCATGACCATCAATGACCTGGTGAACCAGATGAAGGAGGAGGGCTACGACATGCAGGAGGACATCAGCCTGATAGACGAGCTGGTTGAGGCCGAGCATGAGCGGTTTAATGACCTGCAGGGTCAGCCCTATGTACCCCGTGGCAGTATCAAGGATAAGTGGAGACCAGGTGAGGAGGCGCGGATGAAGCGCCTGCGGGAGAAGGGTATTAACTATTTGACTATCGGCATTATCCTGGGCAGATCTGAGGGAGCCTGCAGGACGAGGGCGAGAAAGCTGTGGGGTGCTGCATGAGTCAGGTGCTGAAATGTAAGGACTGCGGGAAGGACTTTATCAAGCTGGGGAATAAGGGCACGCCTCCAAGCAGGTGCCCTGACTGCAGGCTGGAGGCTAAGCGTGAGGCGGCCAGAAGGTGCGCGGAGAAGCGGAAAAAGCTGAGGGATAGGGTCAGGGAAAAACAGTTAAATTCTGCGTATGCCCCTGGCTTCAGGACCTGCGCCAAGTGCCAGGAGAAAAAGCCGAGCGAGCTGTTTCGGGTTGATAACAAGCTGAGAGCCTACTGCCGGGAGTGCAGGGAGACTTCGGCTTACAGGCCGCATGGGATGCATGTGTGCGAGCAATGCAGGAAGGAAAAGCCTGCCAGCAGCTATGAGCTGACACGTACCGGCAGAAATCGACGCAGGATATGCAACGATTGCGCAGCTGAGAAGGTACGGGCCAAGGAACGGGAGCTGCAGGCGCAGGCTGAGACAGAGGCCTTCATCAAAGAGCTGGCCTGGCGGAGGCATTGCCATAAAAGGTCTAAGCAGGCCTCGGCAGAAGCAGAAAAAAGAATGGACGCACTGGTGCTGGCGGCAGAAGGTGCAGGCATGAGCTACGGAAAGTACCAGGCTATGCTGAGGCAGAAGAAGCTGCAGGAGGACAGGGGGCGGGGACATGCCTAGACGTAAAGGTACTAAGGGCGCCATACCCTTGATTAAGCAGGACAGGGTTTGCATTATATGCGGCCAGGTATTTCACAGCAGCCTCCGTAGCCAGCGTGCCTGTGGGAGAGAATGCGGGAATATACTAAAATCCCTCGTGTTGGCGGGCAGGAAGCGGGAAAGAGAGTGTAGCTTGAGCTGGCAGGAACGCTGCCAAGCGGTTAAGCTGCTGTACTGTCTTAAGAAGGCAGTGAAGAGCAGGCCGGACCTGAAGCCGGATTTGAATTATGCCAGGCTGAAGGAAGCGTGGCAGGAGCTAAAGGATGTGCCATTGAGAATAGGAGGTGGCAGATATGCTTAAAAAGGTATTCGAGGTCAAGGTCTATTATGAGGACGGGACTGAAGAGGTGCTGATGATTACCAGTCCCACGGAGAGTGAGGCAACGTGCCTGGCGGAGAGCTGGGTTGACTACCGGAAGACGGTGAAGGAGATAAAGGTAATCGGTGAAGTGGGAAGGAGGAAAAGGCATGGTAACAATAGATAGCTATGCGCTGGCGGGATTGTGCGTGATGTGCTTTGGCGGCGGCTGCCTGCTGCAGTGCTGTATTGACTTGTATCTTATCCGGATGCTGGAGAATGCTATAAAGGAGGCGAAGGCTGATGTGGCCGAATGAATTGCTGGTGGTACTGGGGCTGATGGTGATGCTGATGTCAACGGCGGCGTATTGTGCGCTGGTATGGTGGTGCTGATATGAGTAAGGATATGGTAAATCACCCAGGGCATTATGCCAGCGGGGCGATAGAGTGCAAGGACGCTATTCGCGAGGCGGTAAAGGACTACAAGGGCTGGAGCGCCAAGTGCGCCGGTGATGTCATCAAGTACATCTGGCGGGCGCACAAGAAGAACGGCCTGGAGGATTTGAAGAAGGCGCAGTGGTATATGAATGAGCTGGTAGCGGAGGTAGAGCGAGATGGGCTTTGATGCGGTAACCGTGATTTTTTCCGGTATATTCTTTTTTCTTGGGTATGTGGCCCACGCACTGGCAGGCTGGCTTGTGTTACGGGAACAGGAGGACGATGATGAATAAGCACGTGGAATATGTGAAGGCAAAGCTGACGGAGCGGGAGCTGCTGGAGCAGGCAGCGGAGGAGTGCTTCGAGCTGGGCAAGGCTTTTTTGAAAAAGATAAGGGCCAAGGGATTAAGCGGGAACGTGACGCCGATGAAGGCGGACGAAGCGGATCAGAATGTGGACGAGGAGATTAACGACCTGATTAGTGTGCTGTATGTGCTGGGTCACAAAACTGAGCAGCTTGGCTTTATCGATGGCTATTGGAAGTGGGAGCGCTGGGCTACACGGCTGGGGTATGTGGAGGAGCCAAAGAAAAAGCCTGGCCGCCCGAAGAAGGCCGTCCCAGAGCTGACGATAGAGGAGCTGATAGCACAGCACGAGGCCATCAAGGCGGATTATAAGGCGGGAAAAATCAAGAGCAAGGAGGCTGTCCAGCTGCTGAAGCTGAATGCGGAGGCACAGGTTAAGGCTAAGAGGAGGGAAAAATAAGTGAGAGCAGAACAGGTGAAGCGTTTGCTGAAGGCGGTAAAGTATACCTATCACCGGGTGAACCAGCTGGAGGACCAGCTGGCTATCCTGAGGTCCATGCGTGAGAAGGTGACACCTACCTTGTCCATGGTGCCGGGAGGCGGTGGCAATGGTAACCGTATTGAGGAGCTGACGGTGCGTATCATGGAGCTGGAGGAGGAGCAGCGCGGCCGCATACTTAGCTATCTGGACACCTACCAGCGGGTGAAGCGGCTGATTGAGTCACTGCCTAAGGAGGAGCAGGTTATGGTGCTGTCCTTGCGGTACCTGGAGGGCGAATACTGGGAGGACATATCCCACAGCCTGCACTACAGCCGCAAGCAGGTTTTCCGGATTCATGACGAGGCGCTGCTGATTTTGGCCGAGAAAATGAAAGATGACACTAAATGACACTTTTATCTGTGCTATAATGTAAGATGTGGAAAGGGACGCTGAGGGAGACGGCGTCCTTTTTCATTGAAAGGCTCTCCTTCATTTTTAGGGCGTACTACCGGGTGCGTCCTATTTTTATTGCAGAAAGGTGGTGGTTGCCATGCTGACAGTTTTACAGGAAAGGTTTTGTCTGGAATACGCCAAGAGTGGCAATGCCACGGACGCGTACAAGAAGGCAGGCTACAAGCCAAAGAACGAAAACGCAGCTGCAGCAAGTGCAACAAGATTGTTAAGAAATGTTAAGGTGCAGGATAGGCTCCATGAGCTGCAGCAGGCTACAGCTACACCGGCTATAGCAGATGCTCAGGAGATACAGAGCCTGCTGACGGATGCCATGCGCAATGCCTCGGTCAATGGCGATGTGCTGGGGCTGTGCAAGACTGCGGACATTCTGAACAAGATGCACGGCAGCTATGTTAACAAGACAGAAATAACCGGTGGCGGCGGAGGCCCGCTGAGGTTTATATGGGAGGATGAGGACAGTGACGCAGCAGGCGAATGCGAGGCTGGTAAAGATTCCATATAAGCCACGGCCAATTTGGAAGGACATCATTCATCCGGCGCTGGATAAGTACCGCTTCGCGGTGCTGCCCTGCCATCGCAGGTTTGGTAAGACGGTGGGCTCCATTAACCAGTGCCTGAAGCGGGCGCTGCAGAATATCAAGCGCTCACCCATCTATGTTTATATAGCACCCTACCGCAATCAGGCCAAGAAGATAGCCTGGGAATACCTGAAGTTTTACACCAGCAGCATACCTGGCAGGATAGTCAACGAGACAGAGCTGTTTATAGAGCTGCCGTCTTTGCGGCCGCCCGCTCCTGGGGCGCGCATCTACATCATGGGCGCTGACCATCCGGATGCACTGCGTGGTTTATATATAGATGGCATTATCCTTGACGAGTACGCCCAGATAAAGCCGGAGCTATGGGGCGAGGTCATCAGACCCGCCCTGGAGGACCGCAAGGGCTGGGCGGTATTCATCGGGACCCCTAAGGGGCAGAATGCCTTTTATGAGATTTACCTCAAGGCTGTGGAGTCGGAGGATTGGTTCTCCTGCCTGTATCGGGCGGATGAGACAGGCATCTTCGACAAGCAGGCGCTGGCCGCCATGCAGGAGGATATGACCGAGACCGAGTTCAGGCAGGAGATGCTGGTTGACTTTACGGCCTCCGCCTCCGATGTGGTTATACCCATTGACCTGATAACGGAGGCAGGTAAACGCCAGCTGACAGAACGGGATGTAGCAGGTCAGCCTGTGGTGCTGGGCTGTGATATTGCCCGATTCGGCGATGACCGCACGGTGCTGACCCTGCGGCAGGGGCTGTGGCTCAGAGAGCAGCGCACCTTCCGCGGGCTGGATACCATGGCGGTGGCCGACAGGATAATGACAATGATTCAGGAGTTCCGCCCGCATGCAGTCTTTGTGGATGCGGGGGCCATGGGTGCCGGGGTTATCGACAGACTGAGGCAGCTGCGGTACCAGGTTAATGAGGTTAATTTTGGCGGCTCTGCTCTGGATGCAGAGCGCTACGCCAACATTCGGGCAGAGATGTATTTCAAATGCCGTGACTGGCTGACAGCCGGCGGTGCTCTGCCGGACATAGCGGAGCTGAAAACAGAGCTGTCTATTGTAGAGTATAAGTTTAATCCTGCAGGCAAGATTATCCTGGAGCCGAAGGACAAGCTTAAGGAAAAGACAGGCAAGTCGCCGGATCTGGCTGACAGCCTGGTGCTGACCTTCGCGCGTCCGGTATTTGTTGCGCCCAGCAATCCGCTGGAGGATTACCAAGAGGAGTATGACCCGTTGGGGAATTATTAAAGGAGTGAGCAGAGATGACAGAGTATATTTTTGATTTACAGCTTTTCGGCGGCGGCGGTGGCGGTAGTGCCCATGTAGTTAAGGCCAGTGCCCCTGGCTCCACGCAGGCAGCAACAATTGAAAACGCAACAGCAGGCGCACGTCAGGAAACACGCGACAAGCTGGCAAAGGCATATAACAGAGCTTCTACGAACAAGACAGCAACCGTAAAGCAGGGAGTGCTCACGGCAGGCAATGCTGATAGTATTGCAAGCCAGGTAAAAAAAGCATTGTTAGGTGAGTGATATTATGGCTCAGATGCCTAAGCTAATGCAGGACCTGCTGGCAGACAGCACGGCACTGCGCAAGAAAAAGAATATCGTACACCAGATGATGCTGGAGCGCAGCCAGTTTGAAGGCACCTGGAAGCAGCTGAGCCAGTACATCAACCCGACGCGGGGGCGGTTCGATGAGGACAAGACCAGCGACGGGCGGCGGCGGGATTATTTCCTGCTGGACCCGTACCCCATGGAGGCCTGTACTAAATGTGCTGCCGGCATCCACAGTGGTCTGACCTCCCCATCCCGCCCGTGGTTTGCTCTTAGCCTTCAGGATGAGGAGATGGCCAACTACCACACGGTAAAGATGTGGCTGGAGGAGTGCCAACAGATGCTGATGGGCATCTACGCCAAGAGCAATATCTACAATATGCTCCTGCAGCTGGAGGCTGAGCTGACCCAGTTCGGCACGGCTGCGGCTCTTTTGCTGGAGGACTATAACACAGCCGTCTGGGCGAGGACCTATACCTGCGGTGAGTATGCGGGCAATGTGGATGCCCGCGGGCGGGTGACCCAGTTCGCCAGGCGCTTCAAGCTTACTGCCTGGCAGATGGTGGAGGAGTTCGGGCTGGATGTCTGCAGTGAGGCGGTACGCAATGCTTACTATGCTAACAACTTCAAGGACTATTTCCCGCTTACTATGCTCATCGAGAAAAACCTTGAATACCGCGAGGATAAGCTGGAGCCCGGAAACTTTCCCTGGCGCTCTTATTATTTTGAGGACTGTGCTACAGAAAGGTTCCTGAAGGTGGCGGGCTATCATGAGCAGCCGTTTTTGATGCCACGCTGGACCACAGTGGCCAATGGCATCTACGGCACGGGACCGGGCCACAACGCCCTGGGTAACTGCATGCAGCTCCAGAAGCTGGAGCAGGTGAACATGCGCCTCCTGGAGACCAGAGCCAACCCGCCTATGATTGTACCCGCCTCCGTGGGCAAGGTTAACCGCCTGCCCGGCAAGGAAACGCTGGTGCCGGATAACCTGGCCAACGTCATCCGCCCGCTGTATGAGGCAACAGGCAACCGCGAGGAGGTCATGCAGAGCATCCAGCTGAAGCAGCAGCAGATAGGCGCTGCCTTCTATAATGATTTGTTCGTCATGTTGGCTAATAATGACAACCCACAGATGACGGCTCGCGAGGTAGCGGAGCGGCATGAGGAGAAGCTTCTGATGCTGAGCCCTGTGCTGGAGCAGATGCACAACGAGGTGCTGGCTCCGCTCACCAAGCGCAGTTTTGAGATTTGCATGCGCAATGGCATTTTCCCGCCCACCCCGGCAGAGCTGCAGGGGCAGGAGGGCGAGCTGAAGGTAGAGTTCATTTCTCTGCTGGCGCAGGCACAGAAGTCTGTGGCAACGCCCGCCATGGAGCGTACGCTCAACCTGGCTGGCAGTCTGGCAGGTATTGCGCCTGAGGTTATCGACAACTTCAACATGGATGAGGTCATCCGAGCTCATGCCCAGATGTCCGGCGCCCCTGAGCGTATTATGCGTGATGAGCAGGATGTGGAGAAGCTGAGGAAGCAACGCGCCGAGGAGCAGGCACGCCAACAGCAGCTGCAGGAGGCCGCCGCAATGGCAGGGCCTGCTAAGCAGGGTGTGGAGGCTGCCAAGCTGATGAGCGAGATTGAGCCGCAAAACTCCGATATGTCTAGCATGCTGTGGGGTGGCGCTGGTGGATATTGATAATTTAGCTAATGTAATGCGAGAGGAAAAGGGCCGCCATCTGGTGGCCGACATCCTGGCATTATGTGGCGTAGGCTGCTACGGTACTACCGGTAATCCCATCAACGATGCTTACAGCAACGGGCGTCGGGCGGTGGGAGAGGACCTGATGCAGCAGATACGCCAGATAGAAAGCGCAAGTGAGAGTGGCGACGGCCTTGCGCTTGAGTACACAATGCGCCGAGAGATGCAGCGCAGGCTGCAGGAGGAGGGTAATAACTATGAGTGATTTTGTTTTTGACCTACAGCTTTTTGCTGAGGATGGTGCAGGAGCTGCACCGGCTGCCGCGCCTGATCCGCAGGGCGGTGCTGAGCCTACACCTGCACCGGATGCAGGAAACCAGCCTGCTACGGCAGGCCAGCAGGAGGGCCTGCCTTTTGGCTTCTCTTCCGCTGGAACAGAGAACCAGCAGGCGCCTGGTGCATCCGCACCGCCTGAGGTTCCTGAGAAGTATACCTTTAACCTGCCTGAGGGGCTCCAGATGAATGAGGAGCTGGAGGGGCGCTTCACTGCCATTGCAAAGGAAGCAGGCCTGACGCAGGCACAGGCGGACAGCCTGGTGCAGATGCACGCCGATATTGTGACCGGCATCCAGCAGCAGGCGGCGCAGGTGAAGAACGAGTGGGCGGCTGAATGCCAAAAGCAGGGCCTGTCCACACCAGAAAACCTCAGAGCTGCTAAGCTGACGGTGGATACCTTTGGTGGCGGCGAGGCTATGCAGGCTCTGGTGGAGAGCGGTGTAGCATTTAATCCTGCCGTGCAGAAAATGCTGCAGAGCATCGGGCATCTGCTGCAGGAGGATAACGCACCTGACGGGAAGCCGGCAGGGGAGAATATTTCGGCTGCAGACTTGTTGTTTTCTAATAGCAAGTATTAAGCATATAAATTTTTTTTTAGGAGGTTGACAAAATGTCAAACTGTGTAACTTTACACGACTGGGCTGCCCGCTTTGGTGCCCAGAATCAGCTTGCTATGCAGAAGATTGTAGAGCTGCAGAGCAAAACTAACCGCATCCTTGACGTGCTGCCCTTCAAGCAGTGCAACGAGAAAACCCAGGAGACCGTGCCGGTCCGTGCTGAGCTGCCGGAGGTGGCATGGCGCATGATTAACAAGGGCACCATCCCCGGCAAGTCCAAGAGCAAAACTGAGTCCTTCACCTGCGGTGGCCTTGAGGCACTGGCAGAGATTGACGAGAAGCTGCTCCAGATTAACGGCAACTCCAACGCATGGCGCCTGAGCGAGAACGTCGCTTATCAGGAGGCCATGAATCAGAAGATGGCTACCACCTTCTTCTATGGCGATGAGAAGGTAAACCCTGCTGGCTTTACTGGTCTTTCCGCTTATTACTATGACAAGACCAATCAGGATGCTATCTGGGCTGACCAGATTATCAAGGCAGGCGGCACCGGCAACAGCCTCACCTCCCTGTGGATGGTAGGCTTTGGTCAGGACACTGTTTATGGCGTATTCCCTGAGGGCACCTCTGCTGGCTTCAAGTACCGCGACAACGGCCGCGTACAGCTGACCGATGCAGCAGGCGGCAAGTATTGGGGCTATCAGAGCCAGTACAACTGGGATATGGGTGTAGCTGTCCGTGATCCGCGCTATGTTGTCCGTGTTGCTAACATCGACACCACTGCCCTGACCGCTGACGATGCTGATGCCTTTATCGAGAAACTCATCCAGGCCTACAACCAGATTGAGAATCCGGATAAGTGCCGGATGGCTATCTTTGCTAACCGCAAGGTTAAGACCTATCTGGACATCGTAGCATCCAAGAAGAACAATGTCCGCCTGGATATTGATACCTTTGGCGGTAAGAAGATTACCCATTTCTGGGGCGTACCTATTCTTACCTGCGATGATATCCTCAATACTGAGTCTGCTATTTCCTAAGGAAAGGGG